AAGACTTGATTGAAAGTATTTCTTACCATACTCTTTTAAATCCTCAATGGTTTTAACATCCTGGTCTTGTACTTCCATATCATCCTCATAGATATGCTTATACTTATCTACAAGTGGACTATCTACAGTAGCCTCAAGAACTTGGTCCTTCTCTCCCTCTCCAGATGCAGTAATTACCTTACGAAAATGAATTCGAGTCTTAAGTGATTTAGTAGTAGTGGATTCTTTGTACTCAGAAAGATTTTTCTTATACATAAAAAGAGATTGATTCTCAATCCCTCCATTTTTTAACAATCTCACTGAGTATTTATCTCTGACTAAATCACCACCCCACTGACCAATAATTGAGTGCTGACCTTTTAGAAGTGCATCAATTACTGATACATTCTCTATGTTTAAAGTATGTAATTCAGAGATATCAGAAAAGAAAGTAAAAGGGCATTCTCTCTTTAGCCCTTCTACTAGCTTGTTCATCACAGTAAAACCATTCGCCCGATCTACATTGATCTTGCGGATACTATATCCGTTTAGCAACGTTGCTACTTGATTGGCATATACTGTGATATATCCGTGTCCCTTTTGGATGTCAATGATTACAAATTCTTGTTCTCCTGACAAATCATCTGCTAACAAATGAACTTCATTTCGTAGCAGGCTCCATTTTTCATCACTGACAGGATACTTGAAGGTAAGCTGATAAGTATTATTTTCTTGCTGGCTGATATCATCATCCGTACACAAATTAAGAGGAATATTACCCTCTTTTAAATAAATCAAATGATATACCTCCAATTTCCTTGAATTTTGATTTTGGAAACATTACCAGATGTAGTTACACCTATAACTCCTTTAGGCAGTTCAAAAAAAGGGCCTCTTGTTCTCAAGGTGTTCTTGAGTTGCCCATTCAATGTATAAACATTTTGTTTCCGCTGCCTACAATCAATTTTAGCCCCACCTGATAGGTTTAATCCCATTGTCTGGTTGCCAATCGTTAGAGTTACTTCTCCTTGCCCTTCAACTGTAATAACCGGTTCCGAGTAAATTGTACCTGGATTAGTGATTGTCCCACGTCCTGATAGTACAACCTCTTGGACATTTTTTAAATATCTAAAAGGATGTTGATACACCTTGACACTTACAATCCAGTTATTTTGGCCATGAAGCGAGATTTCTGATTCAAGTAAATCAGCATAGTAAATGCTACCAGGTTGATAACTAAATTCCAATACATTGTCCTGCTTCTGGAATGCGTTAATAATAGCTTGAGCATCTTCATATCGCTTAACAAACAACTTCAAAGTACGCTCATATCCATCATAAGCACCATCTTCAATGTTATACTGGCCATTCATTCCAAATAGTTTTTTCTGCTCATCATATCGAGGGATAGCACCTTTAATATCTCCAAAATCAGTCACCACACTATCTGATATAGTGTTTGTGTTAAAAGTATTGATAATCAGATAATTTACTGCCATTAGATCCCCTCTCTAGCCATGATTCGTCCTTGACGTTGATAGGCATTGATGGCTAATTTTTCTCCATCTAAGTAAGTATTAGAGTCTTTGTTTGATATCTTCTCAAGCCAAGTATCTAAACTTGATCTCAGAATCATCATCTCAGACACCATTCTAGACTCAGTTGTGTCATATTTAGCGTTAGGCATCTGCAATGTGGATGTGATATCTTTACTGAAAGCTGCTCCTGATCCAAAATCAAAATCATCCCCTGTAAATGCATTTGAAATCCATCCAGCTACTCCACCAACAGTTCTTTGCACATCTTTAAAACTATTTTGTAAAGAAGCATCAAATCCTCCCATGATAGCTTTACCAGCAGGTATTAATAACTTGCGGTCATAAGAAATAGGACCTTTGTGTTTACGGATCCAGTCTGCAATACCACCGATAAAATTCTTAACACCATTATACGCACTTTTCAATCCCCCTAAGAAGCCATCAAGAATAGCTTTACCAGCATCCCAAAGATTGATATTTGCTAGGCCAGAGAAAAATCCTTTAATACCTGAGCAAAGGTCTTCAACTCCGTTTTTCATGGTATCCCACGCTTTTTGTGCACCAGTGACAATTCCATCGAAAATACTTCCAAGACCAGATTTGATGCCTTCCCACATGCCGATTGCTGTAGATTTGATGCCTTCCCATAATCCTGACATGAAAGATTTGAAACCTTCCCAAAGGGCTTTTGCGCTAGCTATGAAAGCATCTATAATGCCAAGAATAGCTTCACATATTGCATTCCACATGGCTTCCGCTGTTGCCTTTATAGAATCCCAGATTCCAGACAAGAATGTCTTAAGCCCTTCGAAAGCACCAGTGAAGTATCCTATGATTGTAGAAATAATCCCACTAAAATAAGTACAGATACCATCCCAAATCATTGATACGGCAGATTTGATACTTTCCCAAATCAATCCTAGATCTTCACCCATTTTTGTAAAGTCTAAAGTTACCAAATCAATGATAAATAGTACCGCCCCCATTACAATACTCTTTATGAATTCCCAGGCCCCACTGAAAATCATTTTAATGCCTTCGAAAATCTGACCTAGACCATCTTTCATTCCATTCCAAATAGACATAAAAACATCAATAAAAGGCTGGACAATGGCCATTACCGTTTCTGTAATTGTAGTCCATGCAGTTGTAGCGGTACTAGAAATACCTTCCCACAAAGCAACAAAGAATTCTACTATTCCATTCCAAGCATTTTTTATTCCTTCGATAACACTATTCCAGACTTCTACAGCCCCATTCCAAAGGTTTATTGCTCCGTCTGATATTGTTGTCCATAAACCAGAAAAGAACTCTTTGACTCCTTGCCACGCTGATTTTGCCCACGATACAAATTCGCTCCAAATCTTGCGACCTGTCTCAGTTTGTGTAAAGAACCAAGTTAAGCCGGCTGTTAATGCGGCAATGGAGGTAACAATTAATCCAATTGGATTGGCAGACAAAACTGTGTTAAAAATTCCAAATGCCCCACTCGCTCCCATTGTTGCTGCTGCGTTAGCAGCCTCAGCAGCAGTTAAGGCATTAGTTCTGACGAATTGAGCTAACATCAGACCATTTGTAATTGCAAGCACAGCTTTTCTAGCCGTCTCGATTCCTTTTATAACACTCATAACTACTTTATATCCAGTCCAAGCAGTTGTTACCCCGACAACCGAAGCCTTCAAAGCATCTAATGCGGCAGGATTGCCTTTTAGCCAGCCTGTAAATTCTTTTAGTTTTCCAGATGCACTCCTTAGAAATTTAGTAAGGCCCTCAAATGCTGAAGCTACTCCTCCAACACTATCTTTACTTTTAGCAAGTCCAAAAAGGTCACTGATGAACTCTCCGACAATCCCGGCAACGTTACTAATAACAGCACCAATATTTTCAAACATGGTACGGATATTATCACCAATGTTCACAATACTACTAGCTGTTTTCTCGTTTATTCCTAGCTTCTTTAAAAAATCTATATTATCTTTCTTACTCAATGATCCGAAAATCATATCATAGATAGTGCTGACCACTCCTCCTACTTTATCAAAAACATCATAAAGATCATTCATAATGCTTTCTCCAATGTAGTCTCCGAAAAGCATGTGCATAAGCTCACCGAGTGCACCAGCTAAAACCTGTGGGATCCCTTTTAACACATTCCATACCATTGGAATAAGATTACCTACAAGGAATGTTTTAACCGTTTCAAAAAGTTGATGCAATGAAGGCATAATATCTTCACCAAGAGCTAATTTCCCTAAGACATTTTGAGCTGCTGCTTTCATGGATGCGAATGATCCACTAAAAGTAGTCGCAGCCTCTTTAGCAGTTGTCCCGGTAATGTCTAGATTCTCTTGGATAGCGTGGATAGCTTGGTACACGTCAGATAGGTTATTGATGTCATACTTAACACCAGTCAATTTTTGTGCGTCAGCTAGTAAGCGTTGCATTTCTGTTTTTGTACCACCGTATCCTAGCTTAAGATTGTCTAGCATTGTATAGTTTTGCTTTGCGAATCCTTGGTAAGCATCTTGAATACGGTCCATAGATGTCCCCATCTTATTGCTATTGTCTGCCATATCGACCATAGCCATGTTAGCAACATCCGCCGCCTTCCGAGTGTCACCGCCTAAAGATTGAAGGAGACTGGCGCTAAAGCCTGTTACATTCTCCATGTAGGCATTGGCTGAAAGTCCTGTAGTTTTGTAAGCCTCGTTAGCATACTTTTTAACTGTGTCAGCAGAACCTTTAAATAATGTTTCAATCCCTCCTAATGACTGTTGAAGATTGGCCCCTTCTGTCAATGATGCAGAAAAGAATTTACCTATTCCGGCGGCTGCTATTGCTTTTTTTGCGACACTTAGCATCTTAGAACTCAAAGATTCTCCTGCTTCCTGCCCTGCTTGAGGTATTTCAGAGCCAAGCTCTTTCTTAATCATATCCTTGATTCCACGAGCTGATGGCATAATTTGGATGTATGCTTGACCTAATTCTGTCGCCATTAACTACCACCTCCAATCTTTTCTAACAATTTACTTCTGTATTCTTCAAATTCCTCTCCAGATGAAAATACCATCTGTTCCTTTTCCTTCTCAACCTTGAGAAGACTATCAACCATTGAAGCCGGACGGTTTTTACCCTGCTGTCCATCTTTGGTTTTCATCCATACAAGCATAGATAGTCGATCCAACATACTTGCCTGGATTAATAGATCAGTTGGTACATTCTGCCCTGACATTGCAACTTTTATCCTTGAATCATCACGCAGACCAAATGAAAAAACAGCTACCTGATATGCAGGTAGCTGTCTGTAATCATAAATGCGATACGTCTCAGCTAAATCACAAATCAAAGCATCTTCATCAGTTTTGATCATTCTGGAAAGGGTTACTATTTTTTTACATTCTGTGACTCGAAGATGTCCCGTACTTCATCCATCAACTTCTGAGTTGGTACCATTCCATCTTCACCACGGACGTGATTTTTCAACGCTGCCACTTGATCACCAAGCAACAATTTAAGCAATCGAGGTAGCACAAGAGGGTTTTCATCAATTTCAGCAATAGTTTCTACCACCTCATAGTTCTCCATCCGTTCCATACTGATATCGAATGGAAAACCTGTTTTAGTAGTCCCTTTAAATGATTTAGTTTCTGACATGTATTAAGCTCCTTTGATGTATTCGTAGTGAGTATTGCTTTCTCCATCTGGAAATGCTGTAAGAGTTGTTTGGTATCCGACTGTCTCAGCGTCTTTGTAAGAGATAGTTCCGATACCCGTTACTTTTCCTTCAGGAATAACAATACGTTTCATAGTACCATCTTTCAATACCATATCTACCACAACGCAATGGCTAGTTAATTCTGTTGAATTAGCCTTGATAGTGATACCTGTTTTAAGATCCCCAGTTACATTATCCGCACCGTACACTTCCTTAAGAACATTGACGTTCAATGCCTCGATTAATGTATAAGTGAATGTATCGGGTTTTTCTGTTTGTGAGGAGTGTACGATATCACCACCCCATGCCTTAACGTTTTCAGATTCAGGGCTATTTTCGTTTTCTAAGCCATCCTCTGAGATATATCCTAGAGATAGAAATTTAGCATTTAAGGCGGTTGTAGCATCTGTTGGTAGAGGAGTTCCCTTAGGTGCTGAATAGATTGCACCCCCAATTTTAGGTTTTGCTGTCGTCACTAATGATGACGATGTTGTTTGAGTAGTTTGAGTTTCTGATCCCATTCCATTCTCCATTTCTTAAAAATAATTTATATCAAATACCGCTTGATAACGATATTTTTTAGTTTCTGTGTCTGTGAAATTGTAATCACTGTTTAGATGGATTCCACTGATCTCATTCAGTTCAACCATGTTTTCGATAACTTGTTTTAGTTTCTCATTCAATTCAGCAGCTTTCTGCATGCTTGTTGAATAACTCTGAAAAGCAAAGGTTGCAGTCTTTGCGTGGTTCTTCTTGGCTCCCCTAGTCTTTTCAAGGATTACAAACTCTTGTGGCATGTTTGTTTCATGCTCAAAAAAAGACGGTACCGATAAATGACCGTCAAGATATTTCTTGATAACAATTTCAATCATTTAATTCACCGCCTTCAAAAGAGTATTGTTTTTCATATTGTCCTTCTTAGCTTTATAGGTCTTTGCACTAACCATTGCATTAGCACGATTTTTACCTACATGAATATCTTTTACATATCCATCACCGCATCTAGCTTGAATATCAGATGCATATTGAGAAAGGATACTCTGCATAGGGGCAGATTTCATTAATTCAGCCACTCCTGCACGATTGAGTTTAAACTTAATATCACTCATAGCGTTCTACCATCACCTTCTTGTTCCAAGCTAAAGGAAGCATCTCCTCAATCCCTTCAAGAGGAAATCCAAAAGTTTTCCATCTCTTACCGAAAAATAAAACTTCTTTATCTTTCCAATCATGAAGATCACCTTTTGGTATTGCTAGAGTATACTCTGCTTTCCGTCCAGTTAGATTTATCTGGCTTGTGATATCATCCGTTGAAGATGGAGATATAAGGACATTATCCACCAAAGTTTCAACTTCCTCAAAAATGGGATGACCAAAGTCATCCCTTCCTTTCTCAACGGTTTCTATAAGAGTGATCGTAATACCTTTAATTCGTCCCATAAAGATCAATCACCCCATATCTTTGCTTTTTGAAGCCTAACCTTTTCAGTTCAGACTCTTTGATAAACAAACCACCACCAGGCACCAAATAAGAGCCACTAAAAGAATATCCCATAGCAGACTCAGCCATTTGTGTCATTGGCTCCTGATCGGTTGATGTCATTAATGTACGAGCAACCACATCCACCGTAACAGATTTCACAACACTTTGATAAGACGGGCTGTCAAGCACCATCTTATCTAAATCTTTGCTGACTTTCTTAGCTTCTTCACGAAGAGAATCTGACACTATTTTCAACAGCGCCTCTGCTCTCTTCCGTTCATCGAATTTTAAAGAACGCCACAAAGTTTCAAGGTCTTCTACTGTTGCAAATGTTGTCATTTTATTTACCCTTCATGTTGTTCTAAAAGAGCAAGCAAGTCAACCTTCTTAGCTCCTTTATCGTATTTAACACCCAACTCATCTAGGCGGGTTTTAATTTGGGAGACAGTCAGGTCTCCCTGACTATCTGTCGCTTCTTCTTGGGAATCCACATTTTTTTCAACTTGATCAGCTGGAACCCAATCGCCTCCACTAATTGCATTTTCAGTAACAATAGTGGCCCCTGTTTTTACATTAATGTATTCCATATACTACCCCGCTTTCACAACACGAGCAAAACTATTGTTGTCCAAGATTCCCCATCCTAGGTAAATTTCAGCACGAAGATATACTTGGTTATAACCTTTCAAGTCTTTGCCAGAATTGTCTGGATCACCATATCGAATAACTTCAAGTGGGATTTGCTTAGCATATCCCCATTTCACCATGTTTGCGAAATCGCCAACAATAGCAACATCTTTGTTTGTCCCAACATTAAGTCCAACTGTTGTATTTACATCTACAGGTAAACCATTAATAGCACCTGGATTTGCTCCCCATGCCAATTCTGGATAAAGGCGCTCATTAGCTGCATTCTTCATGCTAGCAAGTGCACTTGCAAATGTAGTATCCATTGCCATACCGCTAACGATATTATCAGCTCCTTGAATCATTTTCACTGCATCTTCAACATTTGCATCTGGATTGCTATCCGTGAAATTAACAGTTTGGGTAACAGCTTTATCAAAGCAGTTATTACCAATTACTGTAGACTCTTGTTTAGTACGTGGATTGACCCCATGAAAAGCCATAATATCAATACCACGAGCTACTTTATTAGCGAATCCTTCATTAAATGATTTCAACATGTCGATTTTGGCTTCTTCTGATGCATAAATGAATTCATCAGATACACGAGCGCCATACTCAATTTTAATAGGCACAATAGTTACAGGTTCCAGACTTGCGCCACCATGTGTTTTCTTCCCGTTTTCTGCAACGATATCTACATCAGAATCTAATGAGAATGTAAATTCCTTTAATCCATTAAACGGAATAGCTTGCTGATTAGACAATTTAGCCAATGAACTGTGACCTTTAACTTTGTTGATGAGGTCCGTCACAAGCATTGGGTCAAATAATGTACCTTTTGATAGTTGATCTGTCATATAATATTACTCCTTTATTCTTCAAAAACTAAACCTTGTACTAGGTTTTTATAAGATGTGTCTTCATTTTTTTCTAGAGCAGGCTCTAGGTTCCGCATTGGTGCGACATGTCCAATGGGTTTAATGAATGATGCCAAACGCTCCGCATCTGCTGTTAAACTTTCTTCATCGGCACCTTGCAAGCGATCAGCCAAGTCATAAGGTAATCCATTTTGCAAAGCAATCCGAGTTCGCAGATTAGCTGTCTCATAACCAGCAATTTGCTTCTGCATTTCTTCAAGCTGCTTGTCTGAATCATCCTTACTTTGCTTATTAGCTTCAATAGTTGACTTCAAGCTAATATTTTCTTCTTCCAATTCGGTAACACGAGATTTGAGCTGGTCATAGTCTCCGTATTTCTCTTTCTCACGAGATAAGCGGGCCTTAATAGCAACATCAAATTCTTCTTGTGTAGTAATTGGTTTAAATTCTGACATTCTCATGTCTCCTTTCTCCTGCTTTCCCGGCAGTTCGGTAATTTTATCATCAAAAAAAGCAGTTCTTAGACTGCTACTTTTTAATAACTGATTTTTTGCTTTTTCTTAGGTTTAGTGGTTACACAAGCCCAATGCGCAAGCAAAGCGCTGTCCATCAAAGAAATATCCATATCGTCAAAATGAGAGCGATAACCAAAACCACCATTTGAACCAATATTTCGCTTATCGCAGTTAGTAGCCACTTTTGATAGAGATGGTTGTCCAGCATGGCAGATATTTTTTTGATAAATACCTTGCTCCCAAAGAGCATTTGCCACTATGATCTCTTTAACGGTTGGTAAGATGACATTCTTAATTTTGTAGTCCTTCAATTCTTCATCTAGAATCTTTTGACCACTTGCACCGTCAATAACGATTTGGGCCACATCTGCACTACGCAGAAAAGCTACTAGCCAGTCATTCCCATTGCGCACTGATTGACAATCTATAACTTCGACAAAAAAACGTCCATCTTTCGTCCGCACTGCAACGCTCATAGCAACGTTTGTACCATCTTGTCCATACTTAATCCCAACAAATAATTGTCCGACAAGATCAGGAATATCAGATACTTTTAATTCGTTCCATTCTGTTTCAGATATAGCAGACTTCTGATTGTAAGTAGGCCAGAAACCTAGACGTTGAACATTATGATCTAGTTTATCTTCACCTAGCTCAGCTTCTACTTTTCGTTCATTCAAGTGATAACCCATTGAAGGATTTGAATGATACCAGGCATCTACATCGTCAATCTCTTTTTCTTCAGACACAGACCATTCAGCCCAACCAGAGTATTTCCCTTTACCGAATAAGCACGTTTCTCGATACTTAGTAAAGACTGTACCACTGGAAACTGGAGTAGGAGGAGTCCCACACATGATAGTCATTGGATTAGCACTATCGGTTACAGTGTATTTCAAAGCAGATTCCTGCTCTGTTGTGTACTCCTGTGCCTCATCAATGATCAGCATATCGAATCCTTCACCAAGACCCCCATTTGATGTCCTGGTACGGAATTGGACCACACCACCAGTTTTATATAATTCTATCCGTTCCTGTCCTTTGGCACGGATAGAGTTGAAATCTTCACCATCCACATATCCCATCTTTTCCAGGTAACGTTTAACCTTTTCAAATGAGGCATGGGAAGTGGAAATACGATGAGCTGTGTGAAGGATGTTTAGTCCTTTATGCAGCCCCCAAATCTCCAAAATGTAAAGAAGCTCTGACTTCCCGTTTCGTCGAGGAATAGAGTATCCAAATTTCTGATGCACCCATAAGCCATTTTTATCAACAGCCATCATAGGTAGTAGAAGGTTTTTTTGCCAAGAATAGCAAGAAAGACCAGTTTTTTCGTAAAGATCAATCGCTTCATTTGCTAATGAATTTTTCTTGACGTATTTTAAAATCACCGATTGAGTAGGATTCTGATTGCCAAGTTTCTTCCTAGCCATACTATAACCTTTCAATCGTAATCGCATGATAACCCTATCGCTGGGAGATATCGGATCACCTCCTAATTAAAACCACAATAAAAGCACCCTTTCGAGTGCTTCAGTATTCTTATTTTCGGTCTGAAAAGAATTCAGCCCAATATGGATTTTCTTTATCGAAGATTTCAACCTCTTCTGAGGTCATGTTTTGAGGGTAATCTTCAAAAAGGTTATAGAACTTTTCCTTATCAAACGTAAATAACATCAGCCCTCTAGCAAACCATGACGTATCAACCCACCAAATTTTGTCATCATGATTTTCTTTATAGCAATATTCAGACCAGTTTATTTTTTCATAATCATCTTTCATGGCCTTCAATTCCTTTCATTTGTTTAGAACCATCTGTGTTAATGAAACTCAATATATTATGGAACTCAGGATTATCTTTCAATGAATCCGAATCGATAATACAACTATCCACATCATATTTACCGTGTCTGGTGCTATGCGTTTTTTTACACTTGAATCTTTCTTTCAAAACAACGTTATCTAATGGTTTAAATCCATTTGATATTCGGGATTGTAATTCCAAATATTCGAAACGGCCTTCATTTTTTCTTATGATTGCCGCATGTCTACCTACTGCTAAATAATACTCATTCCCAGACTCTACCTTTTCCAACAATTCTCTGACAGCAGTAAAGTCATTTGTATGTTTAACAACATGCATTTTAACACCAGGAAGATTTCCTATCATTTGGATTCTACTGTTTCTAGAGAAAAAGTCACAGCTTTCCCCTCCTCGAAAATCTAAAACGGTATAACCACCTTTATTACCTATGTAAGCAAATGCTGCTGATGAGCATGATCCTTTTGTTCTATCTCCACCACCAACAGCATCAATGATTTGATTCTCTGTTAGTTTTTTACGACTTTTTTTAATAGGGTTCGAAGAAATTCCTTCTTGAAGCGCAAGTCTTCTCACTTCGCTCATTTGAGATTTCCCATTGATATCTTTTCTTGCTTCTATCTTATCACTTTCATCTGTTTTTCTCCAAATTTTGCTCCAAATGTCTTTAACTTTCCCGCTTTTTGGATCATAGTCAACAATACAACGACAATGTTGATGTCTTCTATATACATTTTTTGGAACTTTTGGATATTTATAGCTACCTTGAACCTCTTGACACCAATCACAGCAATGGAGATAAGATTTTCTAATAATTTCGGGTTGTAATCCAGATTTATGATGAAACTCAGCATTTTTTTGAATACTATCATCAATAATTGATTGCGTAAAATTGACAATAGGCTCACCGAGCAGCCAACTCACATCTTCAAAATTATCTTCAGACGAAAAGCGATTTACGATACCAGCTATTCTATCTTGATTTAGTAAAGGAACTTGAACTTTAAGCCCTATTTTTGCCTCTCTGTTCAAACTTTCCTGAACATCTCTAGTATAAGCGCTTATTATCTCATAATTACGACCCAGCACGTCCATCAACAAACGTTGAGCAATATTGTAATACATTTTACCATCTGGTAATTTATCGGCACTCAGAGAAGCTCCTAGAGCTTTAGAAAGAATCTCTCCAACTTCTATCGCAAACTCATTTGCTGTTTTATAAGTTGCTTTTTTGGCTTGTAATTCTGCAAAAGCTCGACTAACAACCTCGCTCTTCCCGTATTCACTTTCAAAGCGTTGCTGAACTTCTTTTAGGATACTAGGTAAGACATCATGTTCCATCTGGATCTCCTTCTTTCACCACAGGAGAAGCAGACATATCACCCTCAATACCTGTAAGGTCTCTAATTGTTTCTGCATTGATATAGCCAGGCAAGGCCTGATTCAATTTAAGAGCACCATCACCGATCATTGTCATCATATTAGCATCCGCTTCAAATAAAGGTTCCCATTTAACGGTTGTTTTTACGAATTGGCTTCTTTCATAATGAAACTCATCACGCAAACAAGCGGCTACATAAGCTACATTCAGGAAGCCGGCTCCTAATGAACGTTGTGCCTTCCGTCCTGCCAAACGCAAGTTCTCGTGACTAGCTTTAATTGCTTCTACAGATGAAGGGTTATCTGAAACGAATCCTAAAT